GGGTACATGAGATTAACGAGCGCCTCATCAATCATGATGAGGTGCCTTGGTATGCCTTTGGCTTCACGCCAAGAGTCATTGCCGGCGCTGTCGCGGCCTTTTGCTCACAGAATGATCTCATTGCGCGCACAGACTACAGTAGGTTCGATGGACGTGTGGGAGCTAATTTGCGCCACCTTGAGTCTAAACTGATCAAATGGTGTTTCGACGCGAACTATGCGGACACCGCTTCAGGGCTCCATGCGCTCCAATACAATAATCGCGCCGTGTCCAGCGCGGGTGTTAAGTACGACCAAGGCCTCGGTAGAGCTTCAGGCTCACCCGAGACATCGATCCTCAATAGTCTGGACAATTACGCACTGGCCGTGTATGCGTGGTGGTGTCATTCCGGAGTGATCCATCTTAACCCTGGCATCTTTGGGGGTGATGATGGGCTAATTGCCCTTCCTCCGAGCACCTCGCCTGAGCAGTTTGTGGAACCGATCACTGCCTTGGGACACAAGGTGGAGTCTGCCGCTCTTTACGCAGACCGCCTCTATTCGCACGCCAACTCAGTCCAGTTCTTAGCGAGGATTTATGGCCCAGATGTTTGGCGAGGTGACCCCACCAGCATGGCAGACATTAAGCGCTCCCTCACTAAATTGCATCTGTGCGTGTCGCTCCCGGCCGGTATCACCAAGGCCGAGAAGCTGTATCAGAAGGTGCTCAGTTTGAGCTTCACTGATCCAAACACCCCGATTTTGGGCGTCTATGCTACTGCTGCACTTCTTTGGCACAATCGCAACGGCACTCGCAATAACTCAGTGGCCGCTTCTCTCATGGCTTATTCCGCGACAACCCGACTCGGTGGAGTCATTGTTCTCCGGCCGAAATCAGACCAGTATCCGAACGGCTCGGGCACCGAGCCGTGGATGTGGGACATAGCTCATGAGACCCTAGACGGGGCTGACGGCGGTTTTGATTGGGAGTTGTTCAGTCTAGCCATAACCGCGGTTGGCCAGGGCGAGTTGTCCCCTCTTGAGATGCCTTTGTGTTATACAGCACCCGTCCCTGTGGAACCTGATTACATGATGGTTGACGATATCAATGCCCGGCCTTTGAAGACAGAGCCCCCTAAACAGAAACAACGCCTGGACGCTGCTGTGAACATCAAACAGTGTGCCAAAGGCAACCCGGCTCAAGCGCCAGCGCAAAGCAAAGACGAGCCCGCCGCACCGGCCCCTGCGAAGGACAACACGCGCAAGACCAAGAGACAACAAAGGGCAGCGCAACATAGAGGTGAAAACCCACCGCGGGATAAAGCTGTGAAACAGCAACATAGAGGTGAAAACCCACCGCGGGATAAAGCTGTGAAACAGCGATCCACCCGAAACGACAAGCCATCCATGAAGTCGGCGAAATTGAGACGAAATGGAAAGCTTTGAGAGCTGGTTGACCGGGCATTTCAATCGCCCATGCCCGGGTAGGTTTTTAACCACCCCTGCCCCTTTAGCTCTACGCGCCCTACGCTTTTGCTTTATGAATGCCACGAACACGCCGCCCAAGAAGACCCGCTCCCAAGCGAGTGCCGCAGCGAACCAGGCGTTCGCCTCCTCCCTCGTTGCCAGACTTGCGAAACGCGTCACCACAGCGAGAAACAGTGGCCCAGATCACGGCTCACATGGAGCGCATTCTAGGCCAACTGGAACGACGCAAAGAGATCACCCCAAAGGAAGACAGTTGGCTAGACAAGGCCTTGAGTTTCCTGACAGACGTAGTCTTGCCCGCCGCACCTGGCTTGATCGCAGCGTTTCTGTAAGTGGCCCCCAACGTGAGGCTTTAACCACGCTCCACATGCAAACGCAGCGCCGCCACGCCGAGGCCGGGGCTAAACTCGCCGCCGCCACTCTTCCCGCCGCCGCTGACCTTGAGGGTTCACACCACGCCATCGCTGCTGATCACTTTGCAGACATGAAGCCCACCCCTTTGGTGTATGCGACGGAGCTACATGGCCCCATTGGCAATTCGGTGCTCCACGCCGAACCCCACAACGACGGAGTGCGCATCTCTGGCACTGAGTTTGTGAGCGCTGTTGCTCAACCAGTCATTGACGGGCTCACAGCCCCCGCCCTTCTTCAGTGGCCTCTGTCACCTATGCTCTGGGCCTCAGCCGGCATTGCCAACGCCATCAGTCTCTACGAGCAGTACCGCATCCTGGAAATGGTCTTCGAGTGGATACCCAGCGTTCCTGCAACCACCGCTGGCACCATTTGTGGTGCTTGTGACTCTGACGTGCATTCCAACGCCTTGCTCTCAGGAGTGTTGTCCTCAAACTCGGTTCGCGAGATCATGATGCGGCCAGGTTCGGAAATGGTTAGCATATGGAAGAACGCTGCTTTCGACGTCCTTTTCCCCCAGCAGCAATGGTATTACGTTAGTGACTCGGATGAGCCCAATTTGTCCGTGCCTGGCGTGTTCAACCTCATGCTGGCCTCAACTTCTAACTCGGGACTGGCCACCGGCCTCGGATATGTCGTGTGTCATTACACGTTTGAGCTGCGGTCAATGAAGCTGTCCTCCGGCATCACCATGACGGCTGCGCCAGGCACAGTGGTTGTCCAAGCGAACACTGGTGCCCGTAACGCAGGTAATGGCGTCGTTTTGAACGGCACCACCTACCCTGCCTTGACCGCTGATAACGTTATCGTTGCTGGGGTACTTTCTGGCTTCGTTGACGGTGCAGTTTCAGTCGGCACTACTACTTCATGGCGTAAGTGGTCCTACCCTGACTCTCCGAATCCTGTCCTCCTCGCCGCGGGCATGGTCATTTACTTCCGTCAGTTCACGCGAAATGGCGTTCCCAACGTTTACCCTTACTTCAACCTGGGTGATGCCATGAGTGCCTTCGATGAGACCAGCGCAGCCATTTACCATGAAGCGTTCACGACCACCGCCATCTCCACTGCGACTCTTTATAGCACATGGGCGATGCTTGTTCCTAACTCGGCCCAATAAACGAGACTCGTACATTGTAAATATGTCAAGTTCCACTTTCATTTTAATTCCTACGAAACCACCATTCGCCACCGTGTTGGCATGGTATGAAAACGGT